GGTACTCCTCTACAAGCGTTAGCTGATGACTTAAAGACTTTACCATTTGAAGAAGAAGAAACACCAAGAGATACCACCCAAGCTACGGGACTTTAGAAACTTTCTGTACCTGGTGTGGAAGCACCTAAATCTTCCTGATCCAACAACGCTACAATACGACATCGCTGAGTACCTGCAACACGGTCCAAAGCGGTCTGTTATTATGGCGTTCCGTGGGGTAGGTAAGTCGTGGATAACAAGTGCTTTTGTAGTACATCAGCTGCTGCTGGACCCATCTAAGAACATACTTGTTGTATCAGCATCTAAGAATAGATCAGATGACTTCTCTACCTTTACCTTGCGAATCATTCAGGAGATTCCCATTTTACAAGGATTAAAGCCGTCAGAGAACCAACGATTCAGTAAGATAGCTTTTGATGTAGGACCTGCTCCTGCCTCTCACGCTCCCTCTGTTAAGTCACTAGGTATATCATCCCAGCTAACAGGTTCTCGTGCTGATATAATTGTAGCAGACGATGTGGAGGTAGCTAACAACAGTGCTACTCAAGGAATGAGAGATAAGCTGGATGAACAAGTAAAAGAGTTCGACGCTATCATAAAACCATTGGACTCCTCCCGTATCATCTTTCTTGGTACTCCTCAATGTGAGGACAGTATATACAACAAACTGCGAGAGAGGGGTTACAAGAGCCGTATATGGTCTTCAGAGTATCCAGATGATAGAGAAGCTATAAACAACTACGGAGGCGATTTAGCACCCCTTATAGCGGATAACATAACACCCGAGACAGTCGGTACTTCTACAGAACCCCTAAGGTTTACTGATCTTGACCTGGAAGAAAGAAAGATGTCTTACGGTCGGACGGGGTACGCTCTACAGTTCATGCTTAATCCTAAGCTAAGCGACGCTGATAGATACCCATTAAAGATTAACGATCTTGTTGTAATGGACATCGATGTGGATGTAGCCCCTGAGAAGATCGTGTGGTCATCTGACCCTGATAACTGTGATAGAGAACTTCCTAATGTAGGACTGGCTGGGGATCGATTTAGGAGACCTGCTAACACTGTTGGGGATATGATACCGTACACAGGCTCTGTGCTATCTATTGACCCTTCTGGTCGTGGTAAGGATGAAACAGGGTACGCTGTTGTTAAGATGTTAAACGGTCAGCTGTTTGTTCCGGATGCTGGAGGTATTAAAGGTGGATACGACACTAAGACCCTACAACAACTCGTAGCTATCGCTAAGGATAACAAAGTTAATAAGGTAGTGATAGAGTCTAACTTTGGTGACGGTATGTTTATGGAACTGATAAAGCCTCTGTTTAGAACAACTTATCCTGTGACTATAGAAGAAGTCAGACATAACAAACAAAAGGAGCTACGGATTGTTGATACCCTTGAACCTGTGTTAAACTCTCATAGACTTATCATCGATCCTACTGTTATAAATAACGATTACAGGTCAGCTCTATCCTATCCTATAGAACAACAAACCAGGTACATGCTTATGTATCAATTAAGTAGGATAACAAGAGATAGGGGTAGCTTGGTACATGATGACCGTCTTGATGCTTTATCAATAGCTGTTGGTTATTGGGTGCAGCAGATGGCTGCTGATGTTAACCAATCTATGATTGATAGACAACAAGAGCTGTTGGAAAAAGAACTAACAAAGTTTACTGATAGCTTTCATAAAAGAAGTAATAACAAAACTGTTGTTAGCTGGATATAGTAGGTGATTTCGTACTTAGTGTAAATACATATATAGGTCTATTTATAGACACACCTATCCTTAAAAACTTTTAAAGAAGAGCAGTGTTGATAACCGTACTAAGTGTTAGTTACGAAAGAACGAAGTATGAGTAACTACAGTAGCTGTATATCAACCGTTGTGTAACTGAAGTATCTGCTAATGTTATCTTTGGTAAAAGGAGCTGTAGCAAAGGGACAGTTAAAGTACATATTGGTACTGCTGCTTGATATTATCCTTATACAACTTTTAGTAGTATTAAGTATTCAATTATAACAATGAGCAGCCGAAGGAAACATGTAAAGCCTAAAAGTTAAAACCCTAGATAAACACTGGTCAAGAATCGTACAGCAGATTTACCTATGAAATCGTCTCGTATTATGCTATGGTTATAACTCATGGACATCAACGAACAAACAGAAACCCTCCAGTACGAACTAGCAAAGCTTATATATCGGTTCAAGAAAGAGTACGATCTTAACGACTACACTATAGCAGGATGCCTGGACTTCGCTAAGCTGTCTGTACTGACTGAAACAGATGATGTTATATTTGAGGGAGAACCTATAGAGGATGACGATAACGAGCCGTTTGATCCTCAGTTCTGAAGTATGTAGCAAAAGGTTTCGGTAGAAAAATCTGAGACCTACTAAAAAGATTTGGTGAAAAAATCTGAGAGGCTTACGCTATATACGCGCGCGTTAATTACCCCCGCATGTACCCGCAAGATTCTTATAGGGGAGGGTATTTATACAATTAGACATAATCAATGTTGTGCGAACCGCGTTGACTATCAACGATTTACACAACAGATTTCCAGAGTTCCGTCAAAAGCTTCTATTTTTTCGCAAATCAACAGATAAACAGGGTGGATTGCGTCAGTTGTTTGATCGATCAAAGCTTGGTTATCGTATCAATCTATCATGATGCGTTGATGCGTTTCCTCGTATATTTTTGTTTTTCTTTCGGGTTCGTTTCATTAACTCTTTGATCATCAACAGCTTACAACACAGATTGATGCGAGATTGATTCTTTGATGTAATTCATTAAAACTTTTTTCATTTTTTATTTCGCTGATTTACAACGATTTACAACAACTTGAAAAAATAAAGTTTGTAATAATTTTTGATTCTGTCATAGCTTTCCAACATCGCTAGTAATACCGCTAGTGTTAAACCAAATCTATACCAATGAAAATCTTAAACCAAGTAACCTTGCAACATGCTATTGAGTGGAACGAATCGGACGAACCCTTTTGCTATATTTGTGATACATTCGATTTATACGCTCACATGACAAACACCATTGAGTTAATTGAATCTTACATGAATCATCTGCTAAACTTTGACCAATAAAAACCAATCGTTGCACCCGGGAGAATTTTCTCCGGGTGCGATGATACAACCAATAAACACCAAAAATACCAAATAGAATGAAAAACTACAAAGAATATATCGATTACTGCCAAAGCTTAGCTGAAGATATTAATGACTCTTACTCAGATGATATAGAAGTCACTGAACGAATCCACGAAATCGCTGATGGTTGCCAATATGTTATCTATTACTCCAAAGCATGGGATTTAGTAAACATGATGCGTGACTATAATCATGAGCTATTCATGCAAGCTGTGGAAGAGGTCAGAGACAATGGCTTTGAGTTTGATAACGAGGATGCAATGCGTGATTTAAATACTCACATGACTTGGATAGCTTTCTTTCTTATTCGCAACGGCATCTATTCAGCTTATCAGCACATCGAATCGGAGGCGGTAGCATGAAACTAATAAACAAACTTCCAACCGCATCCGATCAAATAGACAAAGAGACGGCAAAGCTATTCAATAGCAAGTTGTCAGTATTCTTAGGCTATGCTTTTCCTGTTATCTGCTGTATCGGATGGGGTTTGATTCTTTACGCTATCCTGTTTTCTTAATCCTTAAATCTATATCTTAAAATGAAAAATACAGATCAAAAAATCAAATCAATCCAAGCTTCTATCTTTTCAATTCTTGAAGATTATCTACCTAGTTATGATGAAGCAGGGGAAAGCGAATCTATACAGATGACCTTTAGTACTTGTGATAACCTTGAAGAGTTAAACTTTCAATCAGGTGACAATTCTTTCTCAGGTGCTTGTTACTTCCACAAACACTGGGCTGTAACTGAACTTTCTGCTGATGATGACCTTGAAGAGTTATCTATTGATCTTGCTGAACAGCTTGCAGATTGTGTGCTTGAACAAGCTTACAATTCCTAAACCTTAAATCTATACCATAAAATGAATAAAATCGATCAAACTACTTACTCACATTTAACCAAGTCACAACTGACTCAACTCCGTAAAGCTTGCAAGATTGCTAACTTAGATTTCAAGGCAATGGCTTGTCGTCCAAAGGATGGCTTGCAACTGATTAAGGATGTAGAGAATAGAACTGGAGTGAAACTATAATGAAACTTAAATATCTACTTATCGGAGCAAACAATGACCACGACGAAATTGTTAAAATCTTCAAAGGTGATACCTCAATAGATGTTATTAATGAACATCTTAAAGCTTACCTGTCCGAAATTGATTGTGCCATTGATTGCTTGCAAGATTTAACTGACCGCTTTGATGCCATACAACAAACATTGACAAAAGGTAAAGATGATACTTTTCATGTGATTAAATATTACCTCATGGAAACCAGAGATACCTTTGTAACTATTGAGGAAACCGAACTATGTCAGTAAGCTTCATCTATCAAAACCTGTCTTTCCACTATCGTATCGACTCTCACAGCTCTTCCATGCCATTTATAGCGTGGGGCTGTCGAGAGCTACCAATATCTGGAACTAACATAGCGTCAAAGGAAGCGATGATGGAAGACATCAAAGACAAACTCAAACAATACTATCGAAACCGACCTGTACCTGTGCCTTGCGACACTTGCGGATTGACAAACCCTAAAATGGAAGCACAAAGTACCTGTCCAGAGTGCATGATTGAACCTACTAATAAATAAATAATGAATACTACTACTACAAAAACCACCACCATCAATAATCAAAATGTACTTACCTATTTTACTAGGTTAAAGAGTGATATTAACGGGAATCCTCGTTATAAAATATCTGCTAGTGATCTAGCTGAACTTGCAGGGATTGACTATAACCGATCTGAAACTGCTTACAAAAACTTGGTCAAAGCTGTCCGTAAATTGGGAGCGGGTAAACTTAACACACGCAACCATCCTTACAGCGTCAAAGTAACCTCTTACAATATCGTAAGAACAGCACTTTACCTGATCGAAAAACTTAAAGGCTAACCGATATGTATTACATCAATTATAAACCTACTGAATATAGTAGATGGGCTGTCCTAGTTAGGAAAGAAATTAAAGCTAAAAAGAATATAACCGTGGAAGAACACGAAACTTATGAGGAAGCTCAAGAGAGTTTAGACTTATGCATTTGGGGTGACCCTCTGTGTAAGTACTGGATAAGCACAAGAGCTTGTAAGAACTGGACAGAAAACCACAAATGAGCGAATCGACTACCAATCCATCCGATCTTTCCACGCTTGACGATCAGAGCCTTGAGGTTTTGATTCAACATTACCTGTCCGTGCAACATCGTCTGCCTGATAATATAACTGTCCGTGAACGCTTACTTGAGCTTGAGCGTGAGCAGTTTGAGCGGGAGCGGAAAGCGTCAACGATTGAAGGAATGATCCGACAGAACCAGGACTTACCTATTAAATGATAACCGAAGGAGAATATATATTTATGAGTGCTACTACATTTTTCTGCATTGTTTTTATATTTGTGCTGATCATCGCAACGCTTTACCGAGATTAAATACCTATGAAAGAAACAATACTACAACCCGCTGATATGATTGAAGAGCTGATGTTCCATATTATGTGGAATGAGTTTGACGGGGAGCTGAACCCAAATCATAAATACTTTACTTTATATGTTGAGCTTCAGAAGTTGCTCGACCAAGAAAACAAAAACCTAAGTGAATAATGAACATGAAAGAACCAACCGAAGAAGAATTAGAAGAGATTGAAAAGGAAACTAAAAGAAAAGCTAACAATAAAAGATTTGTTAGAGGTACTCATGCTTTACATGACCAAGCAAATAATGACCCTGAACTTGACCCTGAAAATTTTGAGGTTATAGAAGCGTTGGAGTCTATCGGGGATATGATCAGGAAAAGTAATGAGGTTGAACAAGGAATTGATTTACAAGAGGAGGTAGAAAGGGTCGAAGAAATACACTCTAATGATCCCAGTCCTATGGATGAAGCATCTTTTGCTTTAATGTATGAGAAAATTGAAGGTGCATTAGATACTTTAACCGAGCGTGAACGAAATATATTGTCTCTTAGGTTTGGTTTGAAAGCTAACTATGCTACCACATTAGAAGAAGTTGGGAGGCAATTTAAGGTGGCTCGTGAACGCATTAGAAAGATTGAGGCTAAAGCGTTGAAAAAGATGAAGCGTCCGGAAAGAATAAGACAACTAGATAAGTTCTTTGAAGAACCTGGTGCTATTAATAAACCTAAACCGGAAGCGTTAAGACAGTTAGGACTATGAGGCAATACGACTTACCAAACTACGACAACTGGCTGAACAGCAACAACCCATACGACAGAGACTATGAACTGGAAGAAGAGAGAGAGTATCATTTGGAGAATATTAGCGTACTTAAAACCGAAGAGGACATTGAAGAATACCTGTTATACCACAAGATCGAAGACCCAAGAGAAGACTGACCTGTTCTGGGAGGCTGAAGCTGACATACTGAGAGATGAGTGCAAACGAATACTACGAAACAGAGCTGACTGACCTGCCACCTGACCTGCGGATTGACAAGAAGGCTATTGATGAGGGCTTTCGGTGGTTCTGGGCAAACAATCAGATAACCGGGTTCAAGCGTGATAAGTACGGAGAGTATGTCAGAGATGATGAGGGAAATCTTATAGCGTATCGTACATCTAAGGCACGGGTGATGAATACTGGATGGTTTAACTTCAAGAACGAGAACAACTACAACGAAGAAGATGAGTGAGACTCGTGGACATGTGTGGCGTATGCGTGAGTGGGGACGGGCACAATATCGTAACCGACAAGCAAAGCTGAGAGCAGAGGGAGAGTGTAGTAAGACTGAATCTGCAAAGAGAATGCTTAGAGTGATGTCACCTAGATTGGGCAAGCGGGTAGAGGATTTCATGTATACATTCGGAGGTAATACTGAACACACAACACCATTGTTCCTGACCTTCATATTAGATATGTGTCCGTACCAGGTCAGTGCCTTAGCTTTGCAAACATTTCTTGATAACTTACAGTTTAACTTACCTGTTGGCAGAATGGCTTTCAGAATTGGGAAAGCATTTGAGAACCAAGCGAGGTGGGACAAAGCACTGGAGACTATGCATCCGAATAAGCTTGATCTGTTAGCACTGGATGATCGGTCAAAAGCGATGAAGTTGAAACAGTTCTATCACTATGAGGAGGAGCGGTTCACACTGTGGGATACTAAGTGTAAGGCATCCTTGGGTGCGTGGTTGTTAGAAGAAATTCGTGTAGAGACTGGATTGTGGGAGATAGGATTTAATACAGGGGGGCAGAAAGGGCACAAACCAGAACGCATAGTCGTACCTACCGCACAGTTTAAAGATTGGGTACAACGATTTGATACGTGGAAAGAGACTACTCGTGTATTTAAGATGGCATTACCTGACCGACCTGTTGATTGGTACGGATTAGTGGGCGGTGGGTACAGTGTTAAGCACATGCCTCCGCAAAAGTTTATTACTGGTAAACCTGTTGAGTGGTTTGAGGATTACGAGAAGAGTTACGAGCATGCGATGAGTGCTTGTAGCAAATTGCAACAGGTAGAGTGGCAGATCAACACAGACATGTTAGATATTACATTGAAGTGTTGGGAGAACGAAAGAGTGGTAGGTAATATACCTAACTTTGGTACGATACCAGAGCAACCGAGATACACAGGAAATTGTCCGCATGAGTTACGAGCTTGGAAGTTAAAACAGAAAGATATTAAACAAGTAAATGATGCTAACAATAGCAAGCGGTATCAGACTTGTAGGATTCTACACCTAGCTAAGATATATAAGACATGGGATAGGTTATACTTTCCGTATCGATGTGATTACCGGGGGCGAGTGTACGCTATGCCGTACTATTTACACCCACAAGGAACCGACTTGGCTAAGAGTTTGTTAGACTTTAAGAACGGACAACAAGTGGTGGATGAAGAGGACTTGGAAGCTGTACTTGTACACGGTGCTAACATGTGGGGAGTGAAGGGTACACGAGAGGAGAGACTGGAGTGGGTAGGTAAACGCAAACACTATATCCTCGAAGCAGCTGAGAATCCACACGGAACTGACTGGTGGACTGAAGCTAGTGATCCGTTCTGTTTCTTACGCTTCTGTTTAGAGTACAAGCAGTACACGGAGGAGGGTTACGGATATGTGTCTTACTTACCTGTGCGTCAGGACTGTTCGAACAATGGTATGCAGATACTGAGTCTGTTGTTACGAGATAAGAATACTGGACGGATGTGTAACCTGGTAGAGGAAGATAAAGCTAATGATATGTACACTGAGTTCAGTGATATGGTGTACGATGAGATGAAGCAGGACGGAGGTACACTAGCACAGAGTTGGATGAGGTATGGGTTCACTAGAAAACACGCTAAGTTAGCAGTTATGAACAGACCATACGGTGCTACCCACTATAATCTTGTACAGGATTTATTTAAAAGCATAGGAGTCAATCATCCGTGGACTAGTACAGGTGAGATGCTTACCTCTGTTATATGGATTAGTAAGATCGTTAACCGATTGGCTAACAAAGTGTGCAGACCTGTTAATAAAGTGATGAACTTTTTAAGGGAAAGTGTACGAGCTTTAGGTTACGACTCAGCTATTACTTGGACAACACCGACTGGATTCAAAGTGGTTCAAAGCTACCGCAGATATAAGAAGATAGATGTGGAAAGTGTCTTTCAAAACTTGAGTGTTACTATCCAAGCAGATGAATTGGCTGATAAGATTGATCCAAAGGGGCAAGGCAACGCAGTGACAGCTAACTTTATCCACAGTTTGGACGCTTGTATCGTACATCAAGTGGCTAATGAAGTTGACTTTGACTTAGCTACAATCCATGACTGTTTCGTGACACATGCAAGTAATGCTAAACAAATAAACCGAATGGTGCGTGAAGCATACACTAAAACATTTTCTGTTGATCTACTAGAAGAGTTCCGTGTAGAACAGATCAACAACAACCCGACCGCAGAACTTCCATCCGTGCCGGAACTTGGAGACTTAGATGTTACCGCAGTAAAGCGTATGAAGTATCTGTTGTCTTAACACTGATAGATAAAAATAATGAGTATAAAAGCTAGAAGAAAACACGATATAATTAAAGCAAAAGGTACAGCTAAATACTGTCACCTTAACGAACCAAACAAAAAGTTTGAAGCTGAGTACGGAGCTTGGAGCTGTGATGTTGTAATAGACAAAGAACAAGCAGACGCAATTAAAGCACAGCTTCGTCCGTTGTATGAGGAAGAGTTAAGAGAAGTACAAGAAGCAAATGCTGGTAAGAAGATTCAACAGCGGGAGTTTCCGATTGATGAAGTTGATGGCGGGTTTGTATTGAAAGCAAAGTTGAAAGCTGGTGGTCGTCGTAAAGATGGTAGCGAGTATCACTTAAGCGTACCATTGTACGATTCAGTAGCTAAACCACTTGATCCAGATGTTAAAGTATGGGGAGGTAGTAAAGTAGTAGTAGCTTTCCGTCCTCGTTTTTACTACACCTCAATGGTAGGGTTTGGAGTTGGTTTTGACTTGCAAGCTGTACAGGTACTGGAAGTCGCAGGAGGTGGTATGTCCTCTGTTGCCGCTAGTGCTTTTGGATTCACCGAAGAAGAGAGTGGATTCGTAAACGGTGGTGAAAACTTAGAGGGTGGATTCGATGCGGAAGAAACGGAAGAAGAGGTCATCGCGAACTTCTAAGTACCGCTCCGGATTCGAACAAACCTTAGCTAACCAGCTTCAGCGTAGTGGTGTTGCTTTTGAGTACGAAACAGTAAAGTTAGAGTATCAAAAGATAGCTACCTACACTCCCGACTTCATACTACCCAACGGCATCATCATTGAAGCCAAGGGTGTATGGACGGTGGAGGATCGAACGAAGCATTTACTAGTCCGAGAACAACATCCACACCTAGACATCCGACTAGTATTTATGAATGCTTTTAATAAGATACGGAAAGGAAGCAACACTACCTACGCCCGCTGGTGCGAAAAGAAAAACATAATATATGCAAATAAAACTATACCAAAATCATGGCTTTCACCAACACACACCAACCCTGTCCAAAGTGCGGATCAAGTGATGCAAGAGCCACTAACGACGACGGAAGCTGGCATTGTTTCAGCTGTAACAGTCACGCTGGAGGAGGAGGACGAGTGAGCGAACCAACACCGAGAGAGTTTGTAAACGGATCACCTCAAGCAATAGCACGAAGAAACCTAACTGAAGATACCTGCCGGAAGTGGGGGTACTGGATGGGTGTGGTGAATGGACAGCCCGTGCAGATTGCTAACTATAAAACAAGAGACGGAAAGACATGTGGACAGAAGCTCAGGTTTGCTGACAAGTCATTCGCTGTACGAGGAGAGCTGATTGGATTGTACGGTCAGCACCTGTGGAGAGACGGAGGCAGACGAGTAGTTGTTACTGAGGGTGAGGTGGATGCGTTAAGTGTCAGCCAAGCTTTCGATAACAAGTGGGCAGTAGTCAGTGTACCTAACGGAGCAGGGGCAGCTAAGAAGTTCGTTGCTCAAGCTATCGATTGGTTA